GAGGGCAGTTCTACATCATCCCTGGTTTCGTTTACGTCCCTAAATTCGTACATCATCTGCCCCCTCTCTTTCTGTTCTCATTCCGATTAAGCCTTGACTGCACTTCGTAAGTGTCCTCAGCCGTAGCCCTTGCGAATTCTCTTCCGTTGATTTCCAAAGGTACATTAATCACGAATTCAGCCGAGCCTGTATAATCGTAGATGCTAGCCATATCCGTAGACATTCCTGCCAAATCACGCATGACTCTTTCAGGACTTTCATACAGCCTTGCGGCGGCCTTCCGTACCCTATTCACGTTATCGTGGAAAGCATTAATTAAGCCCTGTGCGATCATGCCAGCAGTCCACTCCGATTCTTCGGAAGGTGAATGGACTTTTGCCGCTGCATTGATAGCAGAAATAGCAGCCCGTGAAAGCTGTGAAGCCACCGCCCTCACCCTTGAAAGCTGTGACGACATACCGCTTGCCAGACCTTGCCCGATATAAGAACCGCTTCTATATGCTCCGCTTCTTCCAGAAGCAAAAGCATTTACGATTGAATTTGTCGTGCTTCTCGCAATTCCTACAGACCTTGCTCCGTGACTCTGGATTGCTCTTGAATATCCGGCCATCATCACATTGCCAGAAGCCATTACCGCTACGCCTGTTTTGGCAAAGACTACCGCCATCTGACTCATTACCGCATTGGTATTAGCTGGGATAGGTCTCAGACCTTCAGAAATCGCTCTGGTTGAGTTGTTAGCCATCGAACTAGCCGTACTTACTATATCGCTTTCCGCACTCTTAAAAGCCGATTTAAGAGCGCTCATGGCACTTTCCGCAAGTGTCCCCATCGTATCAAGAGCCGCCGAAACGATATTTGTTGAAGACTCCATCATCGCAATATCAGCAGATGCCTTTGACGCATTAGACGCAATCGAAGACATCTCAGCAGTTACGGCAGTAAGAGCCACCGCAAGAGCCGCCGCTGATACAGCCCCAGCCACCGCCGAAGCATCAAAAGCAACCAGCGAAGCCGTAGAAGCTATCAGAACGCCCGTTAAAGCCCCTGCTGAAGCTACAACGGTAATTAATATGCCCGACAGCACAGTAAACGCAGGAACAGCCATCTGAGCACCCACAGCGACAGCAGGAAGAACGCCCGCCAGAATCGCAAAGCCAGCAGAGCACATCAGCACCCCCGCACCTGCTATCACGATTCCTGCACCCAGAGCGACCATGCCAGCAGAAGCCACTAAAGACGATGCCCCCAGAGCCACAAGACCAGCGGACAGCACTAAAAGCGAAGCCCCAGCTACCGTTGCCCCAGCTCCGAACGTAACCAGAGAAGCCCCAAGCATCGTTATAGCAACAGCTCCCTGCGTTCCGTATTGAACCAGAGAAGGAAGTGCCATAGCCACAAGATTAAGCCCTGCCCCTGCCAGTACTGCACCTGCTCCAGCCAAGAGAATCGCCGCCCCTAAAGCGACAAATCCCACAGCCCCAGCAGTTAAAGCCGGACCGAGCAAAGCAAAAACAGCTACAAGACCGGCGATCCCAGCGACCATCAGAGCGAATGTTGCCACCGCTCCGCTTCCTGCTTCAGATAATGCAATAGCACTCTGTGCCAGCAGAGCAAAGCCCACCGATACAAGAACGATAGCACCGCCAATCATCAACAAAGCCCCGCCGATAGCCAAAGCCGTAGGTGCTACGGGTGCCAGAGTCTTCAGCAAAGCACTCATTCCGACTCCTAACAGCGCTACTAATCCGACCATGCCGACAAATACGGCAATCGCCCCAGCTCCTGCATTTGATAAGGCAATGGCACTCTGAGCCAGTAAAGCGAAGCCAGTAGCCAGAGTGAGCACTCCGACCCCCATAAGGGCGAACGCTCCAGCCGCTTTCAGCATTTCCGTTCCAGTGACGCTAGAAGTCTGTGCCACCGTTCCAAGCCCAGGGACTAACCCTAACAGTTTTCCTGCCAGTCCTGCCACCGAGGACCCGATTGTCATAAAGATTCCGCCAACCATCTGCAAGCCAGGAAGTACAGCAGTCACGATTTTAAAGCCCGCAAAAGCAATCACTAACTTCGGAATCTGTGATATCAGCCACGCAATCTGGTCACTATGCTCAGTTAAGAAGCCTGCGAATCCTTTCAAAGCCGATACTGCAACATCCACAGCATCGGCAAAAGAAGATACAGATTTGGCAGAACCGAAAGAACCGTTCAGCTCAGAAAGCGAATCGCCGATAGCTGAGAAAGCTTCGCCAAAAGCATCTTTTACCTCAATCGCTCCATCCATGAACACGTCAAGATATTTCTTCGCATTCGTTACAAAGTCCTCGAAGGACTTGCTTTGAAGTGCCTTATCAAGAGCCGATACCATATCAGTAGCAGTCTGCACCGCACCTCTCATAGCCCCCGACAGCTCGTTGAATACCGTAATTTCAAGACCTTCCAGAGCCGACCCGAACAGCGTTACATCGCCTTCCAGATTATCAAGCTGAGTTGCAGCCATTTCCGCCGCCGCCCCGATTCCATCCGAAGCCCCTTCAAGACCCTTCTGGAATTTCTCAGAAGTCGCTTCAGATACCGAAGCAATTTTATTAAAGGCTTGCAAGCCGTTAGTCGTGAAGATTGTATTCTTATAAGCGTTCGCTTCTTCCTCACTCATGCCAGACAAGGCCCTTTGCAGATCGTCCGTAACATCTTCAAAATTCCTTGCGTTGCCCTCAGCATCATAAGCCGATACGCCAAGAGCATCCAAAGCCTTCTTCGCATTTGAAGTAGGGGTATAAACATCCGCCATAGCCCTGTTTAACATCGTGGCGGCCTTTTCACCTCTTACATTTCCTTCTGCCAGTTTCAGAAGGTTTTTCGTAACGCCCTGCATATCCTGCCCGTAGGAATTAGCAGTAGCGGCAGTATCAGCCAACGCATTACCGAGCATATTAACATCAGTATTTGCAAGGGCGGCACCTTTAGCCAGCATATCAGCCACATACTGTGAAGATTTTACTCCATTGATGGTTCCGTCTATCTGCTGATTGAAGCCCTTCAGCGTGCCAGTGACCTGCGAAGCGGCTGCGTCCATATCCTCAGCACCTGCGGCGGCAAGGTTCAGAACATCGCCTGCGGCGGCTATCTGCTGTTCTGCGTCAAGACCGGCCATAGCCAGAATATTGAAGCCCTCAGCCGCCTGTGTAGCCGAGAAAGATGTCTCAGAGCCTAATCTTTTTGCTTCGCTGATAATATCGCTGATTTCAGATTTTTCCTTACCCATGGTAGCGGCAATCTGCGAAGTCGCTGTATCAAAGTCCGCTCCGGCTTTCACGGACGCTTTCAAGCCATTCTCGATAGCAGAAAAAGCCTTCATTCCTGCGGCCTGCATAATGCCGAAACCAAGCCCCGAGCTGATAGACTTCTCGAACCTCTCCCCTACCTTCTGGCAGGATTCAAACGTGCTTCTGAATCCTTTATCTACTGCACTTAACGTGGCTCTTACTGAATAGTCAGCCATTTCTATTTTTCTCCTTTAAGTGCTCTTTCAAAGCAGTTAATCTACTGCTCTTATTTCCAATTACACGACTCACAGCCGAATCATAATCAAAGAATTTCTTGAAAGTAGTAAAGACTGGTTTTCGTGTCCGTCCTTTTCCCTTCATAGCCTTTACCCTCTGATTATTGTAAGCCATCCAGTGTACATAGAAATCATAGTCAACCCTTCTGAGTTCGTATGCTTTTATCAAATCATCATACTCTCTCATCGTCATTCTTCTAACCTGCATATGGTCGGTGAATCCGAAATACCGAAAGCAATCTATCTGAATGTCATGTAGGGTTTCTTCGAAGGTTTTTATTCTCCGAATTCCATCAGAACCTGTCTCGCTGTCCGACCGGTAGAAGAACTCTGTGTTAAAAAACCCTCTACCTGCATGAACAGGCTGTCGATATCCTCAACAGATGCGTTATCAAGATGCTGTTCAAAAGCCTGCTTCGTGATACGGACCTTTGAATCCCTGTTAGCCGTGTTGATTACGTTCCAGAGCTGGAGAACATCCCCGTTGTGAATACCGATTACTGCCACACGTAAACCTGCATCCATCTTCGCACCGTTAGAAGAAAACGCCTGCTGCTTCTGGATATCTTCCAGAAATCCCATGCCAAAATTTAATTCGTAAGGCTGGCCATTAATTTCGATTTCATGTACATTTGCCATTTTTCAATTCCCCCGTTAAATCCAAAATAAAGGGCAAGCCCTTAAAGACTTGCCCCTCGTGAAAAAGTGATAAGGATATATTATGCCTGAGCTGTAGTGGTATCAGCAAATACATAGCTTGCGGCATCAATGACAGAAGCAGAGACAGTTACATCACCGCTTGCCCCACCGCCATTGATAAGGAATTCGACTTCACCCTCTGCCATATCATCGGCAGGGGACTGTCTGTTCCAAGATGTGATCTTGCCCTGGAAATACTTGCCCTTGAACTTGCCAGATGTAGAACCGGCATCGTCAAGGTTTGCTTCCCAGATTTCCATTTTGGCATCGTCAATGATAGCCTGCTCCAGATCGTCAGAAGTCATGCCGTCAGAGTTGACAGCTTCGAGATAATTAGCTGAAATTGTATGTGACAGAGAACCGCCAGAAGCAACAGAGCCATCTTTTGTTTCCACACTGTCAGAATCCCTTTCAAGGCTTCTCTCGTTATCAGTCACAAAAGCGACAGCCAGACCCGTCTTTGTGGTTCTGGAATCATATCTGCGGAAAAGGTATACAATCCTTTTACCTTTTACCGCATCTGCGAAAAGCTGTAAATTAATCATGCTTTCCCCCTTGTAAATCAAAAGTCACCGCTACACTGCCCCTCAATAAAGGCGTAGCGGAAGAATCATCGTTTCTGATATTCTCCACGATTTCCCTAACAGAAATCTTGTAACCCACCACATTCAGCTCATAGCAGATTTTTTCAATCTGGTACAGCATTTCGCTCACTGTTCCTCTTTTCTGCGGGTTATCATGCCATACATCTATATTGCATGACACATTCCCTAACGGGTGGTATTTCGTGCTAAATGACGGTGTTAAGGTCGTTCCCCCGAGATAGACAAAAGGGTATTGAT